CAGATCAAAGCGGTAGTGGACAGTCTGAGTCAGCAGCAGGAAACACTGAAGGCGACAGACGAGAAGCTGGCGCAACTGATCCAGATAATGCTTCAGAAGCAGTAAGGTTAGATTACGATCCCGAAGACCCGAATTTGTTCTGCGATCTCAGAGAGTGGAATAACTTACAGCTAGTTCAACCTCCAGCAAAACGTCATCAGGTTGCTATGGGATGGTTGAAGTTCAACCACCAACAGTGCGGATATGGCGCGATGATTTACGTTAGAAATACTATGCCAAGAGTATTAGGGACGGCTCATCAGGTTGATGTAGAAATGCTTACGTGGGAGCTGGTTGCTCCGCAAGCAGAGCGAGTACAGGCTATTACAAAGAAGCGTAGATTATGACCTTAATGATCTTTGTTTTGGTATTGCTGACTCCTGGTGGTGTTCCAACAGGACTTGAGCTTTATTTTCAAGAGCTAACGTCATGCCTGGAATATCGTGATGCCCTAGTTCACCAGTCTGTTCATCAACATAACTGGATGCGTAGTAAGACAACAAAGTTTGACGGGTATTGTGAGGTGCGAGTAATCCCTCAAAGCGAAGCTGGAACCAAATACATATTTAGAGATCCCGCTAGGAAGAAGAAAGAAGATGACTGACATACCGCCATTTCCAAATAGCGTTCAAGCCCAACCGCCGAATGCTAAGCATCAGATACAAAAGATAGAGATGGAAAGGCTACAAGTTAGAGAGACTAATCGCAAAAGCGAAGTTGTTACTACTTATTATGATTCCAAGGTATATACCTACAAAAACGGGTCTTTTAGTTACACCACACCAAAGGCCACTGGGCAGAATATTTTGGTAACTGTGTGATCATTGAATCTGTTGCGGCAGCTAGTGCCGCACTGAGCGCCATAAATCAGCTCATATCTAAGGTTAATGAGACTGGTCAAGGGGTTCAATCCGCTATGTCCATGATCAGTTCGTTTGGTGAGGCGTTAGATCAGTTTGAAATTGATAGGCGGCATAGTGTTTTTAAGCCACTGTCGAACCAAGATATCTTGAAAATTCAGATGATTCGTAGGTCACAAGCTCGATACGAAACCGAGCTAAGAAATTTGTTATTGGTAGCAGACCCACAATTACTCGAAGATTATGATAAGGCTATTAGAGAAAGAGAGCAGCAACGCAAACAGCATAACAAAATGTTGTTGCGGAAAAAGAAAGCAAGAAAACACCTTATGATGCAATTTGCCGTAGGCAGCGTTACGTTAATAATAGGTTTGATGTTAATCGCTTTTCTATGGTTAATCTTAATGAGGATATATGGGCCATAGAGATTTGTAGGGCTAAAAAAAATAGGTATGAACGCAAAAAAGCTTGAGCCAAAATCTAGATATGCAGAGTATGATGCAGATGGTGATGGAGTAGTCAGCGATCAAGAAATATCGCGTCATCAGGAGATGTTACAACTTGAACTTCAAGAAGAAAAAGCAGACTCGCAAAGAAGAATGGCCTGGGTTGCTATTGGGAGTATGTGCATTTTCGCTGTTTTGCCTGTTATTCCTTTTGTCCCATCTGATCGACTTGATACGTTAGCAAGCATAAGTGATATGTTGTTTTTGAGTCAGGCGTCAATAGTAGGTTTATATTTCGGGGCAACGGCTTATATGAGTAAGAGACAGTAATGGCTAGTAAAAAAGATCCAAGATTAGCTAGAGCTGGTGTATCTGGGTTTAATAAACCAAAGAGAACTCCTAATCATCCCAAGAAGTCTCATATCGTTGTCGCTAAAGAAGGCGATAAAGTAAAAACAATTAGGTTTGGTCAACAGGGTGTAAAGACTAACCAAACTGCTGGACAAAGGAAGGCGTTCAAATCTCGCCATGCCAAAAATATTAAGAAGGGGAAAATGTCTGCTGCTTATTGGGCAAACAAAGTTAAATGGAGCCCCAGTAAAACAAAGTCTCCATCTAAAAAATGGAAGAAAGGATCGTAATGAGCATACTAAGTTCTTTGATCGAGCCTGCTACTAAGATCCTAGATAAAGTAATAGAGGATAAAGATCAAAAGAATGCTTTGGCGCATGAGATTGCCACTATGGCTGAGCGTCATGCACAAGAGCTTGCCAAGGGTCAGATCGAAATAAATAAGCTGGATGCCAAGGGCAACTGGTTTCAATCCAGTTGGAGGCCGTTAGCTGGATATACTTGTGTACTTGGCTTAATGGTTAACTTTCTTATATCTCCTATTGCGGCGGGATTTGGCCTTGATATTCCCCAGGCAGATGCAGGGGTTATGATGCCTCTTCTGTTGGGTATGCTTGGTTTGGGTGGCGCTCGCTCTGTAGAAAGAATCAAGGGGGTAGGTAAGTAGTATGAATCCGGCTTTAGAAGAATACATGGAAAAAATTTCTCCAGAGGCAAAAAAGCTATTTACTCGTATTACGTCTGATATGACTGAAGAGCAGCAAGGACAGTTCTTGGCGGGAATACAACTTGGCGATCAGGAGTTTGCTGCAGAGGTTCAAAGATATATGCCGGAGGGCGTTCAAATTGATCCTACTAGAGCTAGGCTGAAGTCGCTTCCCCCAGAAGCAGGGGTTGGCCCTCTTGGTTTGACTCTCAGGGGAATTGCTAATATGGGAGATGAGCCTGCCTATAGAACTTATAAGGATTTTCAGTATGAGTTCGAGCCAAACACTGTATCTGCTGTAGAAGCAGTAAATGCGACAGCTCCTCTTTTTGCCCATGAGTATCGTCATTTAATGGGTCTTGATGGCCCAGAGATGATTAATAGAGTTCAAGATTTAATGGCATCGCAAAACTATAAAGAGCTTAGGGATAATTTAAGATCTCTTTCAGATTTTGCTATTTCTTTTGAAGATAGAAGAATTGATGGAACAGAAGAGGCAAAAGATAGGATGAATGATTATTACAATGCCAGCTTTGATCAAGAAGAAAAATATGTTGTTGACGCGATAGACAACCTTCTAAAAGAAAATAGCTTGAAAAGCATGATGTATGTTTTTAGAGATGAAGTAAAAAATGCTAGGGTTTCTCCGTTTTACAAAGATCTTATGGAGAAAGGCCCAGAGGAGGCAACGCAACGATTTAAGGAAGGCGGCAAATTAGATTATTTACCAGATGCTTATCGAGATGGTGGAAGGACAAAGATAATATGAAGACCAGCGAAGAAGGTATAGCTCTAATTAAAAAGTTTGAGGGTTGCGAGCTGTCCTCTTATATCTGTGCTGGTGGCGTTCCAACGATAGGTTATGGTCATACCAAAGATGTAAAAGACGGAGATACTTGCACATCAGAGCAAGCGGAAGAGTATTTGAAGGAAGATTTGGAATCCTTCGAGGCTGCAGTTAATAGATTAGTAGAGGTTGATCTTAATCAAAGCCAGTTCGATTCGTTGGTTTCTTGGACGTTTAACTTAGGTTGGGGCGCATTGTCATCGAGCACACTTCTCAAGGTGTTAAACGAAGATAACTTTGCCGGTGTGCCAGAGCAAATAAAGCGTTGGAACCGTGCTGGAGGTAAAGTATTAGATGGATTGGTTAGGAGAAGAGAGGCAGAAGCTTTACTGTTCGAGGGTAAGGCTTGGGAAGATGTTTAGCCGTAATCTTTAATAAGCACTGAAATGCCATTAACTAAAATAAAATTTGCTCCAGGCGTAAACAAAGAAGGGACAGAGTATTCTGCTGATGCTGGCTGGTTTAGCGCAGATAAAATTAGGTTTAGACAGGGCAGACCAGAGAAGATCGGCGGGTGGGTAAAATATTCTGAAACATCTTTCTTAGGTATTTGCCGGTCAATACATGACTGGGCATCACTAGAATCCATCAGGTATATCGGGCTTGGAACAAATCTAAAGTTCTATGTAGTTGAGGGTAATAGCTTTAATGACATAACGCCAATTAGATCTACTACATCAGCGGGTGATGTTACGTTTGCAGCTACGAATGGATCTAGCACGATTACTGCTACAGATACATCTCATGGGGCCGTGGTTAATGATTTTGTGACATTTTCTAGTGCTGCATCTTTAGGTGGGAATATTACGGCTGCTGTTTTAAATCAAGAGTATCAAATCACCGCTGTCCCTACGGTCAATACCTATGAGTTTACTGCTAAAGACACGAGCGGAACTACGGTCACAGCAAATAGCAGCGATACGGGCAATGGTGGCAGTTCTACAGTTGGTGCTTATCAGATCAATACAGGATTGAATGACTTTTTGGAAGGCACTGGGTGGGGTGCTGGATCATATGGTATGTCTGCTTGGGGTAGTGCAAGCAGTATATCTGCCGCTGGACAGCTACGCTTGTTTAGTCAAGACAACTTTGGAGAAGATTTACTCTTCAATGCTAGGGGCGGAGGCATATTCTTTTGGGATGAGTCTTCTGGCACAGGAGCTAGAGCGGTAAATATTACAAGCCTTAGCGGTTCTAATCAGCCAACTATAGCTTTACAGGTTATGGTTAGCGACATAGATCAACACGTTATAGCATTTGGCGTAAACCCAATCGGATCTAGCCAAATAGATCCATTGTTTATTAGATTTTCTGATCAGGAAAACGCTACTGATTGGACTCCTACGGCTATAAATACTGCTGGTGGAATAAGAATTAACTCAGGATCTGAGATTATTGGCGCGGTTCAAGGTAGGCAGGAAATACTTGTTTTTACAGATGTAAGTTTGCATTCAATGAGATTTGTAGGAGCCCCATTTACGTTTCAGATACAAACTGTTAGCACTGATATATCAATGATCAGTCCAAAGGCAGCCGTAAATGCCAGAGGATCTGTTTATTTCATGGATAAAGGTGGATTCTATGTTTACAACGGATCGGTTCAACCGCTTCCGTGCTCAGTAAAAGAGTTCGTTTTTTCTAACATAAATCTTGGTCAAGCTTTTAAGGTGTTTGCTGCAGAAAACAACGCCTTCTCAGAGGTAATGTGGTTTTATCCTATCGGAGAGGGCAATACAGAAGTTACCAACTATGTCAGCTACAACTATGCGGAAGATCTGTGGTCTGTTGGAACACTAGATCGAGGAGCATGGCAGGGCGTAGGCACACAAAATTTCCCTATGGCTACATCAGTCAATGGAGGCGCTTCTACTGCCAACTATCTTTACTACCATGAGAATGGTTTTGATGATGATGGTTCTGCGATGAATGCTTTTGTTGAGAGCGGAGACCTTGAGCTGCAGGAAGGCGAAAGATTTATGCTGGTTAGTAGAATAATACCCGACTTTGCGTTCAGCGGATTAACATCTGATGCTTCTATCAGCATGACAATGAAAGGTAGTGACTTTCCGTTAGAAACGCCAACAACCTTATCGACATCCACAATAACTAATTCGTCCACACAGTCTTTCATAAGAGCCAGGTCAAGGCATCAAGTAGTTAGAATAGAGAGTAGCGGTCTTGGTTATGGATGGAGGCTAGGAGATTTAAGATTCGATATGAGGCCAGACGGTAGAAGATGAGCACACAAACAAGAACGACACCATTGCCAATCCCTACGCCTGAGTATGATGCCAGAGCAGAGGCTATAAACAGAAGAACAATAGAGATCGCTATGGATCAGATAGAAAACGATGTTGTTCTCGCTAAAACACAGGGAGACAAAGAAGGGTCTCTGGCGATGAGAAGGTTTCAGTTCCTTCTTATGGGTGCTTCGTGACTGATGTCATAAAAGTTTTGGGTCAAGCTGATGTATCAGCCACAACGACTACTACACTCTATACGGTTCCCGATCTTACACAAACAACAGTTAGCTCTCTTGTGGTTTGCAACAGGGGTGGGTCTGGAATTACGTTTCGAGTGAGCATTCATGTTGCTGGAGCGGGAGCGGATGATAAGCAGTTTATATTTTACGATGAAGATCTTGCGGCAACTACTAGTCGCACAATAGTTATTGGCATTTGTTTAGCGCAAACAGATGTTGTGAAAGTTTATGCCAGCGCGGCAAATGTTAGTTTTAACCTATTCGGGGTGGAGACAAGTTAATGAATTATAATCAACAGGCTCCTTTGCAGAATCAAGCTGATGAGATGGCAAAGTATGGGCGTTACGGCGATACCATGCTAGTACATATGAACCCCTATGAGGTTCAAGGAATAGCATCTTTATCTCCTACAGGAAAACTGACAACTAACCCAGTCACTGGACAGCCAGAGGCGTTTTTGCCATTCCTAGCTCCGTTGCTTGGCAGCATGATAGGTAAGGCTGCTTTGGCAAAAGCTGGTGGTTTACTTGCTGGTAAAACCGCACTAGCTGGCGCAATAGGATCTGGTCTTGCAACCACTGCAGTAACTGGGGATATAAAGAAAGGGTTGTTATCAGGCATAACAGGTTTTGGCTTAGGCAAGGCACTCGGTGGTGCTTCAGAGGCGTTGTCGCCAGAAGTCGCTACAGCAGCCGAAAATGTATCTGCGTTAGAATCTCAAATTGCGGGTGGCGCAGACGCAATAAGAGAAGCTACTACAACATTGGGCGGCCTTACAAAAGGAACGCCAGAATATTTGGCGCAAGCTGATAAACTTGCCAACTTACAAACTGCTCAATCAACTCTAACTGGTGCAATGGACACCGGATCAGGATTAATAACCCCATTAGAGACAGCCCAACAATCTTTGACAGACGCTCAAACCTTAGCAAGACAAAGCACTGGGTCTTTATTCAGAGAGTCGCCGCTTGAGTTTACTAAGCAGTTCGGAAAAGAGTTGATAAAGCCTGCAAACTTAGCAGCAATAGGTGTTGGAGAAGGAAAGAAGGCTGAAATGGACGCTCTTGAGGATGCTATGGAGCGTAACAGACGGTTTGAGGAAGAAAGAGAAGAAGAAGGTAGAAGAGCGGAGGCCATGATTGAGGATGCATATTCTACATTAGAGTCTTCTTATCCTGGTTATCAGATACCAAGAGGTATTTCTGCAGGAGGCATTGTCTCTTTAGATCCTAGTCGAGCGCAAAGAACAGTTGATGGGGTTTATGCTTTATCTGCCGGAGGGGGCGTTCCTTTACCAGAGCAAACTCATCAAATGCAACTGCCCCCTACTCTATCTGCAAAGGTGGCCAGAGGTTTGGACAAAAGTAACTACGCAGAAAGAGTAATGATTGATGATAACCCAGATGCTCCGTATTACATTATTGAAGGGTTTGATCGCAGCCCAAATATTAATAGAGGAGTTTATCGTGGGCGAATGCCGGAAGAACTAAGAGAACTTTTGAAAGCTAGAGAAGAGCTTACGTTAGAAGGCAAGCGGTTCTTGGATGCACAAAGCAAGGAAGGGGAATCTTTACAAGACACGATGACATCAATAGATATGTTGCGTGAATTTGATAAAAATCCAGAATTAGCAGCAAGAGGCTTGTTGATTAGCAAGCCCCCCAGAAGACCATCAACCAATCCAGAAGATAGGAACTTTGACAGCTTTATGGGCGAGGGTCGAGCCATGATGGAGGAGGCCCAAAGACTAGAAGCTTTCAAAGCATATTTAGATGATCTAGAGCGCAGAAAAGATATGGAAGCCAATAGGTCTGCAATGTCTTATCTTCCGCCAGATGGAGGAATGTCATCTGGAGGAGAGGTGCTTGGATATAGGATGGGCGGAAGAGCTAGAAGGGAAGCCGCAGAAAAAGCCAGCGCCGAAAAAGCCAGCGCCATAGCAGATAAAGTCTCTTATGACACCGCAATGGGTAATATAAATCTAGGTGCATATGGAAACATTGGCGGTGTAGGTGGCCCGTCTGGAAGGCCAGGAGCTGCAGCTAGGCAGCTAGGTTTGAGACCGACAGCGGTCATAACCCCAGAGGAACTACAAGGTTATAGGCCAGGTATTGATCCAGAGATAGCATACTTCAGAGACCCTCTGCCAGAAACAGAACCAGAGACGACAACAGGAACCGCAACGACAGGTGCGGGAGCTAACGCTGGTCAACTAGGAGCCGATTTGTATTCGCAGATCTTCGGTGGCGGTCGAGGCGCTAGAGGAGGAGATGTATCAATAATAGATACTTTTGGTGGAAAGATGCCATCTGAATTGGCTATGGAAGGCATAGGAGCTGAGCCTTCGATGATGATAGGCGATATGGAAGGAGCTGGTATACCGTCAATCGGAGCTGCAGCTAGAGCTGAAGCGAGACCTATGCCTGACACTCAGCCTTTAACTCCTAAAGAAATTAGGATGGGTAGAGTTATGGAGGGGGATATCGCCATACCTGAGATAACTATTCCACAAACAATAAATATCCCGTCAGTTCCTGCTGCTGCAGTTGCCCCTCCAATAATGTCTGTTGGCAGGCCAGACGCAACAGACCTTGCGTTAATGCCGCCTCCTCCCCCGATGATAACTAAAAGGCAAGCTCCGCCGCTAAATATTCCCGCAGCTCCAACAAGCGATGCGGCTGCCGTACCTCCCCCCAGTGGATTCTTTGGAGACATTATTTCTCAAAGAGAAGCGCAGGGTATGGCTCCTGCCTCTGGATCATTTGCTGGACTAGGGGCTGCTACATTCGGCGGGGAGCCAGTAGAAGGGTTTGGCGGAGCATTTGGCTCTCGATTACCATCTGTTCCTCTTCCTCCAGAAATGACTCCAATACAAATGCCTAGAGAAGAGATTGCTTTGCCTCCAATTCCAGATGGTAAGCAAGTTCCAGGAGGCTTGGCTGATTTAATTAGATCCGCAGGCGTACCTAAGCCTGACGAGATTCCTTTTATTCCAACGCAAACAGTAGAGGTTCCGCCCCTGTTGTCACCAAAAGATAGAGAAAGGATAAGAATACCTAGATTTGCTGGGCCTCCTGGGTTTCAAGAGGGTGGCGAAGTAACTGCTATGGCAGACACAATGGAAGCTAATGGTCAGAGCGTCATCCAAAATGCTGCAATGGCTATTGCAGGAAGGCTGCCAGAAGAGCAGGCAGAAATGGCTATCAATAGATTTATTGACGAGTTCGGTGCAGAAGCTTTTGAGGTTTTAAGAGAAAGAGTTCTCAAAGAAATAGTCCCTGACGCACAGACAGAGGGTGAGATCGTTGGTCGAGGCGGAGGCATGGATGACATGATTCCAGGAATGATCGGTGATCAACAGCCAGTAGCTGTAAGCCCAGGTGAATATATTGTTCCAGCAGACGTAGTGTCTGGCCTTGGTGATGGCAGCACAGATGCTGGGGTTGAAGAGCTTGACCAGATGCTTGATCGTGTTCGTATGGAGCGAACAGGCATGACTCAACAACCTAGACCTATGAATACTGGGGGTGCATTACCAGCATGAAACAATCTGCAAAACTTTTAGAGGTGAAGCCTCTTCGAGATATATCTAGGGAGCCTAAAGTAAAGAATCGATCTGATCGAGGAGAGAAGACACACACAATAGCTTTGGTTCCAGCAGATTATGTCCCGATCCTTTGGAAGGATGTAGAGTTCCAGCTTCGTAAAGCTGTTGCAAGATCCAAAGGTCGATGGAGCATGGAGTCTTTATATCAGTCTATAGTGACAGGGCATCAGCATTTATGGGTTGCCTTTAATACTGACAAAGAAATAGATGGGGTTGGCACAACTGAGCTAGTCAACTACCCGCACAAAAGAATGCTGTGCATACAGTTTCTTGGCGGCAAAAACTTTAATGACTGGGTCTGGGACATGGTCGATAAATACAACGACTGGGCCAAAGACAATCATTGTTCCGGCATAGAGGCCACTGCTAGAGAGGGATTCTGGAAGTGGTTGAAGCAGGATGGTTACGAGAAATCATATGTAGTTTACGAAAAGAGGATTGACTAATGGGCAAGGGAAGCAAAGCGCCTAGTGGGCCTCAAGAGGTTGTACAGACAACCAGCAATTTACCAGAGTATGCGAGACCGTATTTTGAGGAGATGCTTGGTCGTACAGTTGCAGAGACAACTAGGCCATACGAGCTATTTCCAGGTCAAAGGCTTGCTGAACTCACTGAGTTTGAGCAGTTGGGCCAGCAGGGTATGTTGGATCTTGCGGCTGCCGGTACGCCACTGCAAACTATGGCTGCATCGGATATTGCCAGTCAGGTAGGATTTCAACCAGTTGGCACAGGATTAGATATTGCTGGGCAGTTCCAACCTCAACAATTGCAGTCCCAATATCAAGCAGGAGCTATAGATCCTAACTACGCTGCAGGAACACTAGGGCAAGGTTTCCAAGCTGGACAAAGAGGTGTGGGCTATCAGGCCGGTCAGTTTGATCCTGGCTACGTTGCTAGAGAGCTAGGCCAAGACTATACCGCTAGAGATTTACAAAGCCAATATCAGGGTCAGCTAGACACAGGGCCTGGTTTTCAAGCTGGAACAGTTGCAGATGCAGCTACATTAGAATCTTATATGAATCCGTATCAACAGCTAGTTACGGATATAGAAAAACGAGAGGCGCAAAGAGCATCTGATACACAAGCAGCAGAAATTAGTCAGCAGGCTGCTCTTGCTGGAGGCTTGGGAGGATATCGGGAAGCGATACTCCAATCAGAAAGAGAAAGAAATCTAGCTCAACAGCTAGGAGATATACAGGCTAGAGGTGGTCAGGCGGCATTTGATCAGGCTCAGAAAGCATTCGAGGCTGACAGGGCTGCTAGGCTGCAAGAAGCTCAATTTGGATTGCAAACAGGAACAGAGCAGCAGAAGGCATTGCAGCAAGCAGAGCAGTTTAGGCAGGCGGCATTTGGCGCAACAGAACAAGCAAGACAAGCCCAGCAGGGTATGGCTATTGATGCTTTCCAAGCGGGCGAAGCTGCTAAACAGCAAGCAGCACAATTAGGATTGACCGCCCAACAGCAAGAAGATGCAGCGCAACGAGCGCAAGAAGACTTTGCACAACAGCAGTTCCAGCAAAACGAACAGCTTAGGTTAGCGCAGCAACAGGAGGATAGGGCTGCATTCCAAGCTGGAGAAGCAGCAAGACAAGAGGCTGCAAGGCTTGGTCTGTCAGCGCAGGAAATAGAAGATCGAGCGTTACAAGCAGAAAACCAAGCTAGGTTGGATACTCAGAAGTTTAATATACAGGCGCAGGAGACTGCAGCTAGATTGGGCTTAGCTGGATTAGGGGCAGATCAAGCAACGAGAAGTCAACAGCTTGAGGCGGCAAGAGTATTAGGCACTCTGGGCGGTCAAGAGCAAGCACTGGCGTTAGAGCGTTTGCAGAACCTACAAGCTGCAGGACAGATACAACGAGAGCTTACGCAAAGAGGTTTGGATATTGGATATGGAGACTTCTTGAGGCAGCAGGCTTTCCCAAGAGAGCAGTTATCATTCTTTAGTAACCTATTAAGAGGTCTACCCATAGCTCCTGGGCAAACACAGGCAGTTTATGGCGCTGAGCCTAGTGCTTATCAGCAGGCTCTTGGAGCTGGTATCGGCGGTGTTGGTCTCTATAAAGCCTTAGCTGGTGGTATTTAATGAATATATTTGAGCAAGAAGATGTTGTAAAAGGGATGCCTGATCAAAGGCTAATGCAAGAGGTGCAGCGCCCATCTGGAAGTGTGCCACAGTACTTGGTTGTATCAGAGATACAAAGAAGAGCAGACATGAGAAAGCGTTTTGCTGCTCAACAAACAACGCCAAGTACAACAGTTAAAGATCAAATAGTTAGCGGTGGGATTGCGGCTATGGCCCCGCGACAGCCATCTATTGGGGGGATGACTTCTTCTCCTCCATCCCCAATGCAGCCTATGGCTCCGCAACAGGCTATGCCGCAACCCGCCGCGCCTATGCGTATGGCGACACCTCCTCCTGTTCGTATGTATGGAGGAGAACAGGTTCCTTATCCCTATGGCTTTTCACCCGTTTCAACTGTACAGACAGACTCTAGCCAAACAAATCTATCTTCTACGAATATTCCTAACACACCAACGACATTTGAGTCGCTAACTGAAAGTGCTGCGGCCTTGATGCAAGATATGCCTGATGCTACGCCAGATTTTTCTTTGGCTAGAAAGGCATCTGAGGAGAGAAGAGAGGCGTTGAAAAATAGACTTGATGCAGACCCTGCAGACTATTCTAAGTTTGTTTCTGATTACACACCTGACTTTAGTAGATTTAAGCCAGATTTCTCCGAGTTGATAGATGAGCAGGAAAGAGCCGCCGAGAAGATAAGACAAGACGCTAAGAAAGAGTCAGGCGCACAAGCATTAATTCGATTAGGCGCTGGAATTATGGAAGGAGATACGGCTCTGGGCTTGCGTGAAGCCGGTCAAAGCGCAGCAACTATAATGCGTGATGCAAGGAAAGATATATCTGCAGCAGACAGGTTGAAAAATGAAATGAAGGTTTCAGCACAGAACGCAGCAATGGAGCTAGGGGTTCTGGGCGAGAAGGCAACGATGGATAAGTTGCAAAGAGATGCAGACATAAAGGTTGCCCAGTATAAAGACGATAGAGCACGGGAGCTTGCTTTGTTACAGATTGATGAAGCGGCTGCAAGAGATGAGCTTAATCTAGAGGTAGAGGCTGCTAAAGCATTAAACGCTGCAAGTATTAAGAACTATGAACTAGCGTTAGATACATTTGTTAAGCAGGGAGCATTGCTCAGATATTCTGACTTGGCAACTGCAGAAGACAAGGCGAATTTGAGAGCAGCATTAGATGCTATAGAAGGCCCGTTAAAAGAAGAGTTAAAGGCGTGGAGACAAGAGAATGAAGATGCATCACCAGAGAACTTTAAAACATTCTTATTAACCACTATGGATTCTTTGATTAGCGCACTTCCTTCAGAGATAAGTGGAGGTATAACGCCTAGAGCGATAACAGGAAAGCTGGTTGATAGTAGACTGGGGATTGATCCAGTATCAAACAGCGAGGTTGGTGAAGGCAATAAAAGAATAGAGTTTGATTCTGAGGGCAAAAGAATAAACTAATGATTGAGGCTGTTCTTGATGATGGGACTGTGCTTGAGTTCCCAGAAGACACAGATGATGAGGTAATTAATCAGGCTGTAAAGGATTATCTTGAGAGTATAAGGGAGCCTGAGCTAGTTGAAAGTATAAAGGAGCCTGATCAAGACTTCCTTAATATGGGTTTTGATGAGCAATTAAAAACAGTATTAAGCTCACCTCTTGCTAAGCCCTTAGAGCCTGTTGTGAAGTCTGCGGAAGCTGTATTCGAGCTGGGTAAAGCTGTTCAGCGAGGTTTTGGAAAAGGCTTGCTTTCCGCTGGCGCTGGACTAGCTGAGCTTGCGGATGCTGGTACTGATCTGATTGGCCTAGAAACCTTAATAGACAGCGGAGATGAGAACTTTTTAATCAACGCCGCCAATAAGGGTAAAGAAGCCTTAGATGAATATTGGGGCGTTGGTGAGGCGTATAAAGACAATTACTTCATTGATCTAGCGGAAGGTTTAGGATCTGTGGGGTCATTCTTTGTGCCTGGTCTGGGTGCTGCGGGACTTGCCGGAAGGCTTGGGGCTGCGGCAAATGTAGCCAAAAACATAGGCACAGCAACTACCGTGGCGGCTGGTGTTGGATCTGGTTCTGATGATCAGGCTCAAAGGATTAGAGTTGCCAGAGAGAAAGGCATAAACGTATCCGACAAAGCAGCAGACCTTTCTGTAATATTTGGCGGTGTGATAGGAGCATCAGAGGCAGCAGCCCCTCTAAACTTGCTGAAAAAGATAAGAGGGATAAAAGAGCCAGAAGATATTGTTAAAGGTTTACAAAAAAGGCTTGATGATGCGGTCAAGTCTAAGGATGAAATAGCAATAGCAAGAGCTCGGAACGAGTTATTCACAGAAGCACGAAAGCTAAACAGAATACAGACAGGATATGATCGTGTTAGAAGCGCATTACAGCAGGGATTAGTTGAGGGTATACAAGAAGCTGTGTCTGGTCTTGCACAGGATCTAATCCAGTATGGTATGTACGATGAAAGCGTAGAGATTGGAAACTCTGCATGGGATG